TTTCTTTTGTTTCTTCACTAAGAACGGTCAATTTGTCTAACATGTCTTTGAAATTCATTTTATTGGTCCTTATTATCTCGTTGCGCCAGTCTGAGGCTTAGGCGGTCTTGTAATTTTAGACATCGGGCTATTTTTAGCCTTATCATCTGCCATATATGGTTTAAATGGATCAAAAGCATCAGGTGTTTTTTTAGTTTCAAAAGGAATATCTATTTTGTCAGGCTCTGCCTGCTTTTTGATACTGCTTAAATAACTATCTCCATACTCTTTACTTGCTTCTTTACCACTATCCTCCATTTCTTCATGTGTAAGAACTGGACTGTGATCCATTTGATTAGCGTATCCTTCTGCTTCTTTATCAATACTATCATCATATTTTGTATTAATTACTCTGACCATATTTACATTATAACCAATAAGCTGTGCTATCTGCTGTATCATTGGTTCTGTTGCTGGATACCTAAACTTACATTTAATAATCGTAATAGATTGATTATTTAAATTTGGAAATCCATATGGACTTTTTTGTATTGGTGTTTGGCTTGGACTGCTAATTTCAATTGGATCAAACTTTTTTAAATTGAAGGCAAATAAATCAAGGAAGTTTTTATCAACTTCTCCTGCAATTTTTATAGTGTAATCATATGTATGTACACTTTCCATTATGTATTGACGCAGACTTTTCATATTCAATATCCTATATATTATTTATCATTTAGGGCAGATTTGTTGACAAGGGATTTAAGTAATTCATTTCTGTCAATTGCATGACCTTCTCCTAATGGAATATTCTGTACCTCTTTATCTTTATCAGCATTTTTTTGGTCTAGTGCTGCTTTTTTAAGTTGTAATTCTATAATCTTTAATTTTTTATTTATTTTAGCAGTTTTTGCTGTAATAGCATGTCCAAGCATCGTGCCTGCCACATTAAAAATTTCACTTGCGAATCTACTATCAACCTGCATTCCAAGTTCCATTAACTCGTTATAACTATCTTTAGCCATATCGGCTAAAGAATCCATTTCAACATCGGCTGCTTCTAGCCCTCGAACTTGTGGTAGTGCATTTTCAATTTTTTCTAGGTTGGTATATGCTTCTGTAGTTTTATAATCAACTTGCTCTATTGGTTCGGTTAATTCGTTTTTTGGTTCTTCTAACGGTAACTCAAACAATTCACTTAGTTTTTTGGTCAAAATTATTTCCTATAATAGAATATTTATTTTTATTTTCTTCCATTATAGAAAAGGTCATCTTCAGTAATTACTCTAAAAGTGAATCCATTTTTAGCACAGTATTGTGCTGCTGCTTTCCATTTAGCATGGTTAATTGCTACCACTGCTCTATCTTTAGCAGAAGCTACTCTACTTTCAATTAGACTTTGTTTCTTAGGTTTTATTTCAACAACTTCTGCTACTTTCTTACCATATTTATTTTCATACAATACAAAAAAATCAGGGATATAAATTGTATTTTTACCTGTTAACGGGTTGCGATAAGGTATAGAAAGTGACTCACTGGCCCATTTAATAACATTTTTATTTGTATCACAAAAAATCATGAAGGTAAGCTCCCATCCTGAACGATATTTAGGTTTACCTTTACCTATATATTTTTCAGGAGTTTTAACTTCGTAGATACCTTGTGCCCATTTCCCCATTACTGAACTATGTTGCGTTGAATATTTTGATTAGGTCTTGGTGGTGCGCTTATACCATATAAAGCTGTTTTAGATTTAAAGCTATTTAGGTAATATGCAATGACAGAATTTACTTCTAACTTTTGTTTACCTTCTAAGTTGCTTAATAAATCCATAGCACTGATACCAGTAACTTGTGCTATACGGAATAAAAATACAGCAAAGTTTCCAGCAATTATTTTACTTTGACTAATATTGTAAAAGAAACCATAAACAACATCGTATTGGTCAGGAGGAACAATAAGTTCTGTAGCATAAAACTTATCATATACTCTAATAGTTTTGTCTATATCGTTTACTGATAAAGCATCAATTTGACTTGCCATTAACCACCTCCATCTCTAAATGGACTAGGAGCAGGAGTACTAGTAGGTGTTGAATTTGCTACAGGAAAATTAAATGTAGATTGCCTATTAGGTGTTTGAGCAATTGAGTTTGATAGTCCTGCTACTACATCAGATTTTAATGCTTGTTTTACATTTACATTTTTAAATGTATTGTAAGAAGTACCAGCTATTTGTAAAGCTTGTAAATAATTAGGAGGGTTACTATTTAAACTATTAAGAAATCCTCCTGCTGCATCCACTAAACCACCCTTACCTAGAATAGTTCTATTAGCACCTAATCTAGCAATAGGGCTTAACTGTCTATCATAATTCTGATCCGATCCAAATTCTTTAACTTTATTACCTGGGCTATTACCATCTAATGCGCCATCATAATAGTTTACAAATTCATAACGCAAGGTCATTTGATTTTCCATAGTACCATTTGTTTCATAATAATTATATGTATCATGCGAAAATGTTTCTATGATAGGATTAACTAAGCTATACATTACAAAATTATGTTGGTTAAATCCATATATGTTTATGCCTCTGAAGAAAGGTGGTTTAGTTGATCCTACACCTGCTCCTGCAGCAGTTTGAGGACTTCCTGCACTTTCTCCTATATAACCATAATCATTATTTTGTGTCAATGATGGCTTGTATATATTTCTTTCGTTGATTGCACCTGGAACTGCTGTAAAAGTGTTTGGTGCTGTTGCTGCTCCGCCTGCCGATATATTTGCTGCGTCTTTGTAATAATAGGAATAGTAACTATACCATAACTGTCTAGATAAATTTCCATTATCGTCATTGAAGGTGATAGTAATTGGATCATAATTTATTTTTGTTTGTACGAACCTAGTCCTATTATATTGATTCATCTTATGTAAATCAAATGCAAATTTAGGTAATTGAATTGATTTTACTAATAAGCCTAAATTGCTATTAGCACCAAATATTTGTTGAAGACCAGGAATTAAGTCATAGTTTAAGTCAAAATATACATGATATAAAAACTTAAACTTTGGACTATACTGATAAGCATTTGTACGGAATGTTTTACTTGCGTGAGTATAATCACGCATAAAGGCGTTACCGAAAAAACCTTCGGCAAAGCCTTTAGCGAATTGCTGAAAAAACCCAGCCATTTAATTATAGAGTAGGACTACCAATACCTGTAATAGTACCTGTAGCTGCCCCTCTACCTGCTGCTAATCCAAATATAGTACCTAAATCAGAACTTGTTGGTGAACCTTCACTTTGAATTGCATTATCATAACGCAAGGTTAGTGATATTGTTACAACTTCTGAAGCACCATAATTTAATGTATTATAGTTTGCACTTTGAATAAAGCAACCTGCTAGTGACCATGTTTCTAACACAACTGGTGTTTGTGCTCCGTTAGCACCATCTAAAACTTGAATTTGTGTTTCAAATTTATAATCTAGACCCGATGCAGCCGATGCCTGTTCTACGAAATCTAGTTGTGATTGCAATTGCGAAGCTACCATTCTAGCAACTTGGTTAGACTGGTCATCACGCAAGTTGATTGTGATTGGTTGCCACTCATGTTTACCAGCTAGATATAATCTTGAGTTATATATATCTACTGGTATTTCAGTAAAGCTAACTTGAGGTCTTGTAACATCAATGACTTGTTTTGTTAAAACTTGTGATTGAGCACTTGTGCCAAAGTTAGAAAATAGAACTCTATATCTATACTGTAGTTTAGGCATTAACAAGCCTGTATTTCCGCCTGCACTATTGTCGGCGCTTACAGACATTTTTGTTAATGTACTTGATAGTGAAGCCATTTGTTATTTCTCCTAGTAATATTATTTATCTCGGTTGGGACCATGGTCCCAACCATTACTCTCAACATACCTATTACGCAGCCCCTGTATTAACAATACGGACTGGGATGTAGATGAATTCAACTGCTTTTACTGGCTCCACTGCTATATCAATCCAAAGTTCGTTTGCATCAATTCTAGCAGGTGTATTGTTGCTATCATCACATACTACAGAATAGTCACGCAATCCTCGTTTAGCTACTAAATCTAACATCAATGATTCTACAACACCTGAAATTTGTGTTCTAGTCAATGAATCATTAGGTTCAAACACGAAAGGTCTTGCAAGAACTGTTAATTGGAATCTGATATAGTTTATCAAACGGCCTACATTAGTTCTATCTAATGCACTTTGTGTTGCTTTACTACTCTTGTTTCCATAATTTAATAAGCCCACACCAGTAAAGAACACTAGTGGGTTGATACCATTGACATATAAAACATCTCTGATACCTAATCTATTCTTAATTACAACGAATTCACCTGTAGTTGAATCCAAGTATCCGATATTTGTAGCATTGTCAATAGTACCACGGCGTGTACCTGCTGCTGCGAACCAAGGATAAGCTACTTGGTCATTACGCAAGAAAGTACGCAACATCATATGACTTGCTGGTACAGCAACTAAGTTACCATCCAAATCAGATGTTAATCCACTTGGATAGAATAGACCCATATATTCATCTCTGCTTACAAGACCTTCTTCACCTGTACTTGAAGCACCAGCAGCATTTGTAGCCCAAGCTTGAATCTGAGTAGCTTGATCAGCCAATCTCATTGGAGTATCACCTACAATATATGCAGTTTGAGCACGGTCATTGTTAAGTGTAATCATCTGAGGTTGTAACTCAGGATAGTTTGGTGTAGCAATTAAATTAAAGTAATTATCCTCTTCTCTGATTGCCATATTTGTACCAATTGCTTGACGCATTGCACTGACTACCATATTGCGCTGTGCTTTACGGCCCATATAAGGTGCACCATTTGATTGTAAACCTGATGCTGTTACCCAAGCATTAGTTTCTGTTGGTAAAGAACTATCTGGGAAGTTATCAGCATTAAAATAGTTTACAACAAATTGTTTTACATTATAACCTGAACGGCGTGTGTTAAACAACAACATACCTTGTGGATATAGTGTAGGATCTGGTGCATCTAAATCTAAGTAATTACTTGTTAGCAATGACTTAATTGTTGGAATAGGGTCATTGACAGGATCAGTAGTCCCGTTAGTAGCCCATCTAGCGTCAGCAAAAACTATACCTGTTGAATCAACTTGGTCTGTATTATCAATTAACACAAACTCACCTCCAGGTACTGCTGTAGTTGACTGCCAACGATAAATCACTGGATAATTTTCTAAATCACTTGTATCAATCCATAGATCACCAAAAGTTAAAGCTGTACCATCACTTTGTGTAGTTGGTTCACTAGCACTTACAATGGGTCCATTTGGATCTGTTGTATTAGAACCAGTGGCTGCTGGAGCACCATTAGTTCCGTAAGCAGTATTGCGATATCCTAACCATGCACCGCCTTTTTGAACCATGATATCTACTTGATTTGTTACACTGTAGAACCAGTTTGTTCCGTTAGCTGGATCGGTATTAGGAGCACCTTCATTAGCAGTATAAGTAAACTCTACCCAATTACTTAATTGAGTAGTCGGAGTATCAACGCCTGCGCCTGAAACATAGGTTACCGCTGTTGCAGCACCACCTCCACCAATTGTTGTTACAATTACAGTAAGGTCATTAACACCTGTAACTCCTCCTAAGTCTGATCCGTCGATAACAATTGTATCACCTACTGCATACCCACTTCCACCTGCGTTAGAAACCCCATCACCAACGAGAGTATAATCTTGATATGCTAAATTAACGCTAAAAGTTGCTCCTGTACCTGAACCTGGTGTAGAAGCTTGGGCTACACCTGAAAATGTTGGTGTATAGTAAGGACCGTATTTTACACCAGTAGTAGTTCCAGCTATTAAACCAATTTCTAGACATAGACCTTGAGTACTACCGTTTACCCATTCATCAATAATTATAACACCACCTGTAGTATGTGATAATTGAATAGCACCATCTGTTGTTACAGTTGCAGTAGTATACGGAATATTAGCAGCAGACCAAGATGTGACAAAATCTGTTGCATCACTGTTGTCTGCTAAAGTTACAGAATATGGACCAGAAACAGTTGAACTGTTAGGCTGTGTTATATACACATCATATGTGTATGGACCACTTGTAAAGGAAGGACTTGTATTTGTGCCTGTTACAACTGTTGGACCAGTTGCTATTCTTTGCCACAAATATATAGGAGAATGTGGACATTCACCATCAAATGAATACTGTGCATAGGTAGTGCCTGCAGGAATAGCTTGACCTCCTGTAGCATCTAAAGATGCGATGGCTGAAGCATCACTTAGATATAAACTTGTTGTTTTAGCAACAAAGGTATCTGTTAGGCTGCTATATTCTGATGTAACAAGGTTCACACCATTGCCTGTCACACTTGTTTTAATCCAGACAGAACCAGTAGGTCTTGGTGCTGCTTGACTTGAAGACCATAAAGGCATTTGAGCAGAAGTTCCATATGCTAATGTTGGTCTATAATATGTTCCAGGTGTAATACCCATATCTGCTAGAGGTGTACCTGTTGTTTCTGTCAATATTATATTGTTAGGACTAGCACTATAGTTGTAAATTACTAACTTACCGTCAATTGCACTAGCGCCAAGATAGCTCCAACCTAAGTTATTAATTTCAGTTACTACATCCGAAACATCAGGACTACCGGGAAGCGTAATTACTGTTGAAAAAATACCACCTAGACTTATAGTAAATTGATCACTTGCAGTTAAGACTGGATTAGCCACTGTACCTTGTACTGTTGGCCATGCACCGCGCCATTGGTCTCTCCCTAATTCTACCCATTGATTACCAATAGATTTAAACCAGTATGTAGTCACATTGGCTGGTAAACCATAACCAGTTATTGCATTAACTGCATAGTCCCCAATATTACCTATACTATTTAACGGAGCTCCACCACTCAAATTAACACTATCAGTAATTACTATAGGCACTTTATTAGTGAATTTACCTGTAGATAAATTCCATTCATAAATTCCCCATGTTGAGTCTGTAGTGTCTAACCAAAAAGTACCATTAGTTGGATCACCTGCTGGTCTTCCTGTTTGACCTACTAAACTTGCTAGGTCTATATCTGCTCTTAAAACATAACAGCGGTTAGTTGTACCTAACAGTGAATATGCTGCTAACAATCCATATTCATTTAATTCATAACCTTGTATTGGTGTTCCAGCTGCTGTAGTATAGAAGAATGGTTTTCCATATAAATTTACTAAGTCACGCTGACTTGTCACCAAGAATAATTTGTCTGCATTCGCGGCTGTTGTAGCTACTGCTACTGTTCCACTAGGATTAGCTTTGTCTTGTGCTGTAGCTAATAGTACAAATGGTACAGAATTTTGTGCAGCAGGTAAATATTGACTTTGATCAATAATTGATACATCTACGCCTGGAGATACTAGTATTGGCATGTCATTTTCCTTTTTAATCTTACAACATTGTTGTATCAAATTATTTATCGGAAACACCAAAAAAAACCAATTTAGTGTACCTTCGAAGGTTATAAATATTATATGCCGGCAATAAGACCTATTTGCAAATTTTGTAACAAAAACTCTTGCGCTATAAATTATAAAAAATTAGGCATAACCCATTACAGAAGCTTATGTGATGAATGTGGAAGAAAAAGAAAGAAGCTTAAGCCACATAAACACAATTGGGAAAAGGCTGGTTATAAAAAGAAAACCACATGTGACTTATGTGGTTTTAAAGGACTTTACTCATCTCAAATGACAGTCTTTTATGTAGACGGTGACTTAAAAAATAACACTTTTACAAATTTAAGAAGTATATGTTTAAACTGTGTTGAGGTTGTAAAAAAACAAGATGTAACTTGGAAACGGGGTGATCTAGAGGTCGATTATTGAGTCAATCTGTTTGTGTAAATCATCTATTGATCCATTATTGTCAATGTAATAATCATAGTCTAAACCAACACTACTATACTCACTAGCATGTACATTAAAATGTTTAAGCCTATCTTTAGCTATAGCCCAACCAATTTGACTTGGGCCCTTTGTTAAGTTAGCGGCATCATCATACCATTCGGGTCTTGGACCTCTTTCAACTCTACATGTTATGCCTCTTGCATTTTTAATAGCATCAATTTCATTTTTAAAACGACAGTCTGTAATAACTATGTTGTCTTTTGCAGTTTGAAGTTTATGCTCTACACTTGCTACCCATATATCTTGATGAAAACCATTTCTGCAAACTTCTGTTCCCCAATTTTGTAGTATCCATCTAGGTGTTAAATGAGGTATGCTTAATCTGTTTGCCCACCATTCATCAACTGTATCTCTCCATTGCCTACTACTTTTAGTAGTACCTTCAAGCATTTCTCGATCCCAATTAAAAATATTTGCAACAGCATCTTTTAGTGATCCTGCAAAACTTATTCTCTTAAATCCATGCATTGTACATAGATAATCGGCAATTGTATCCTTACCACTTCCAATGAAACCTGTAACACCTAAAATCATAAGGTCACTCCTGTTTATAATAATATTATATTACAGAATAATAAAAAAAGTAAATGAAAAGGTCAATTATCCTTGAACCCATGTCAATGGTTGACTATAATCAACATATGCTTTTAATTCATTTAGTAATTGTTCTTGTAGTGTTTTTGCTTCAGCTTTCATAGCTGAACCATTTAATGTAGTGCCACCTTGAGGTCCTGCTATAGAACCAAATTTTTCACGGGCTTCACCAATTATACCTTTAAGTGTAGCATATATCCAATCTGCGATCCATACACCTGCACCTGGGTCTTGTAATAATACAACTTCATCTCGCTGTACATCACCCCAAATTAACACTCTTTCTCCTGTGCCTTTAGGATCACGAACAATTCTTAATAACTTCGTAACTGGGTCAAAAGTATAGATGACATATCCACCAAACATTCTAGCAGCCAATTCAACATATCCTGCATAAAAATCATATGTTGCCATACCACCTGCATAATTGTAATTAAGTAAGTAGGTATTTAATATAGCACTACTAAAAGGGTCAAAACTTGAACTTGCAGGTCCAGATTCAAGTCCCACTGTCCTTCTAAAAATAGCTCTTACATTAACAAACTCTTGTGGTAAAGTATATTCATATATATTTTTAACAACAGTCATTAATGTGTAAGTTTCTTGTGTAGCGTTTTGAGCCCTTTGCCTATAAATTTTTATTGCGTAATTATATGCAGCCTCATAATGTTGAGGATCAAGTTCTAAATCAATGATTCCATCACCTAAGCGTAACCTAACATTATTAAATACAGCCTGCTTGATTTCATCAAGGCTTAAACTTGTAGGTGTAGCAAGAATTGAAGATGTTTGATTGGTTGCTGTTGTCATATATATTACCCGATATCATATATTTATCGGGTAATTGTCACAAATCGTTTTCTTTACGGTTTTCACTATACCAAGCATCAAATTGTCCGCCTGGATACCTTGCTTTTAACTTTTCAATGTTTTCTGCAATGACTTCGTTTGGATCCAAATGAAGTGCCCTACATGCATTGATCCAATACCAAATGATATCTCCCAATTCTCTTTTCATATGAAAAACATTAGCAGCATCTAAAGGTTTTCCCTGAAAGAAAATCTTTTTAACAATTTCTTGAAACTCTCCTGCCTCGCTTCCAAGACCAAGACCTGATGTTAGTAGCAAAGGAACATTAACATCAGGTCCATGCATATGTTCATTGTTTTCTCCAAATGGTTCATAATTGCCATCTAGTCTATCAAGTCTATTCATAAAACTAGTCAAATCTTTACTTTCTTTGCTAGTTACTGCTTCAACAAACTCACTATACTTATTTAAGTCGATTTTTTTTGTCATTTACTAAGTCCTCAAACATTTTTAATGCACCTTTTTCTGTTAGTGTGCTTTTAAATATTTCATCAGTCCGTTGTAGCATAGCACATGCTAACATTAACAATTCACTTGTATCATCTGTCATTTGAATTGAACGGTCAATAATTTCCATTAATTCAGCCATTCTATGTTTTACATATTCACTATCCATTAAAATGCCTTTAAAATGATCATGTTCTCATTGAACCTACCATTAGGTGTTACTGCTACAGCTTTAATATCTTTAAAAAATTTCCTAGCACTTGGTTTACTGCCAGTTATTTCTTTTAATTGCTCACTAGGTTTGCGTAATGTTTTAGTTTCACTATTTTTTGTACAGAAACCAATTATAGCATTACCCTTTACAGTAAATGATTTACTGTATTCATCAGCAATAAAGTGATGTAACTTTCTCCTAGCTGTATCATACACCCAAGCTTCGCTTGCCCCATGAAGTTTAATAGGATGTAAACTTACTAAATCAAGTTTAAGTGTGGGATCTTTAAACTCTTTAAGAAATTTTAGCTTACTAACAATTTTTTCAATAGGAACTGCTTTGCGTTTTCGAGGTGCTTTATTTGCTTTTTTGACACTTACATATGCATTAAGGTCTGATAATACCTGTTCAATAAACTTTACAATATTTTTAACCTGTGTTTTAGTAAGGTAATTATATCCTTCTACAAGTTGTTTATCTTTACCCTCAAGCACCTTTTCAAACTCATCGAGTTTTTTCTTCCAAACCTCAGTAAGTATACTAATATGCTGTGGCAATACATTTTGTCTACTAACTGTATCAATAGGTCTTAATGAGTGTTTACTAGCAGCACCTGAGGTTATGTAATCGTCAAACAGTCCTTCTAGTTCGCCACCTGCTTCCCTAGCTTTATCTTTCATGATTTCTTGGACATTGGGTCTATTAGACTCTTTTATTTTTTCTTTTTTGCCAGTTTGACTTACCCTAACCTCTGGCTTGTGGATAGTTTTTAAAAGCCTTGTAATTTCATTCTTAAGTGTTGCTGTTTCATGCTCATTTAGTTCTAAACCACGGAGACTCATTCTTGACAACCAACACAAGGTTGGGATAAGCTCCCCGTCATCAACTTTACGCATGACTTTAGAATCTGCCTCACGGTTATTTGTATCCAAATATTGACAAAGCATTTCTTTTCCATCTTTACGGGTATAAAAACGGTTGTACCAAGTAAACGCTTTTGCCATTGATACACTCCTGTTATCAGGCTGTATTAAAAATGCAGGCTCACTTCCATAATACTTGGTATCTGGATCCCTAGGATCTAGTGCTTTTACGCCTAGTGTATCTACTACTGTTGACTTCTTAACTTTTTTTACCATGTTTGCTCCAAATTAAGCATATAGCACACATTATATATGATAATCCATTTATTGTCAAGCCTTACCCGATAAATACAATATGCCAAAATTATCTTTATACCGTCCAAATAAACAAAATGACTACAAGTTTTTCGATAGGACAATATCGGAAATGATGACCGTTGGTGGCACTGATTTGTACATACACAAATATTTAGGCCCTAAAGCTGAGAATCCTAGCATTGATTACACGCAACCTCAATATGATAGTATGGACCCAACGAATATACAAGATTTATTGTTTTTAGAAAATAGAGATAGGAAATATGATCCAAATATTTATAGATTGCGTGGACACTATAATGTTCAAAATTTAGATTTTGATTTAAGTCAGTTTGGATTATTTTTAAACAATGATATCATATTCATAACAGTTCATTATAATGATATGATTGATATTTTAGGCCGTAAATTAATGGTAGGGGATGTAATTGAGTTACCACACCTACTAGATTATAACCCATTAAACGAAAAAATTCCAACTGCGTTGAGAAGATTTTATCAAATTACAGATGGAAACTTTGCCAGTGAGGGATTCAGTCAAACATGGTTTTATCATCTATGGCGTATTAAATGTGAACCACTTATTAATAGTCAGGAATTCGCTGACATACTTTCACAACCAATTAATACAGATAACTATTTAGGTGATTGGGATAAAACAAAAGTATATCCTCCAGGTTATGTTATAACCTACGGTGATAAAAACTATATCGCTAAGATTGAAGTCCCTGCAGGCATTTATCCACCTAATGAAACTTATTGGGAACTTGATACACAAAGCAACCTTGCCGATATATTGTCAACTTATAATAAAAACATCAGCATTAACAATGCTATAGTTGATGAAGCTAAACGGATAGTACCAAATTCAGGTTATGACAATACTAATTTATATGTAGCAGCAACATATGGCCCCTATGGATCAGATGGTAAATATGATCAACCTGCCCCACCAATTAATATTAACACTCAAGCAGGTGTAGGACCTATTGCCCCTACTGGCACAGTTGCAATGATAAAAAGTAAGAAATATCCAAAGGCACCTGTGATTAGAATTAAGAAAGAACAATTACAGAGCATCTGGGACATGACAGCAGATAGCGATGGATCAGAATTTAATGCTCATGTTACCATGCAACTTCAAGCATTAGCCATTGCCCCTGATAAAACAGATACAGGATCAGGAGCAGTTGAACCTAATTATGTATTGAGTGTTGAATCTATGGGTGTTATTACAGGGCCATATGGTACCGCAGACAATACATATGCAACTGCTGACCAAGATCCAACGCAGCCTGGATTTACAGGAACTATCAGTCAACAAATGGACTTTAGAGCAGATTGTGATCCTAGATTTCAATACATTGCTAGATCAAGTCCAAGATCATTTGGTTATAGCTATGGTTATTTGACTGGTGACGGCCAAGCACCTAATGGATTCCCCCTACAAAGTGGTGTTACTTTCCCAGCAAATCCACAAATAGGAGATTACTTTTTAAGAGTTGATTATTTGCCTAATCTATTATTTAGGTGGGATGGGGTTATGTGGGTAAGAATTAGTGAAAATGTAAGAACAGATGCAGGTTATACTGAAAACGACCGATCACTACAGTCTACATTTATAAATAACCCGAACATTACTGTAACCACAGACGGTGGCACTATACCAGAACGACAGCCACTATCTTCTGTTCTACAAATTACTCCAGACACTCTCCCACCTGTTTTATAAAGGTACATAATGGCACAGTATTTTTACGATAATCAAATACGCAGATTTCTAGTACAATTTGCAAGAATTTTTAGTAACTGGTATGTAACTAAAGGCACAGACCCAAATGGTAATAAAATATTAATCCGTGTCCCAATCATGTATGGAGATCAAAGTAGGCAAGCATCTAATGTTATAGCAAATAATTCTCCTAGCAATTTACCTGCTGCACCTTTAATGTCTTTTTATATAAGTGGGTTAGAATATAATCAAAAATGGATGCAAGATCCTACTTTTGTTGACAAAACCACAGTCCGCCAAAGAGCATACAACGAAGATACTAGGACATTTGAGCAGACACAAGGTCAAGCATTTAGTGTAGAAAGGATTATGCCTACCCCTTACACCTTAAGAATTACTGTTGATGTTTGGACTACAAATTATAATCAAAAGTTAGAACTAATAGAACAACTAGGTACTATTTTCAATCCAGGGTTAGAATTACAAAGCACTGACAATTTTATAGATTGGACATCTTTATCTACTGTTTTTCAAGAAAGTTTAAGCTGGAGCAGCAGAACCATACCACAAGGTACAGGAAATCCTATTGACATTTTGAGTTGGAAATTCTATATGCCTATATGGTTAAGTAATCCTATGAAACTTAAAAAGATGGGCGTTATACACAAGATTATTGCTAGTATATATAAAGGCAGTGACATAACAGACATGTCTGACGATGACTTATTATTAGGCACCAGACAAAAAATTACACCATATGGTTATAAGCTTTTACTAATAGGTAATCAGTTACAAATATTACCAGCAGCAGAACCTTTTTATCCAAGCAATGTTGATTTAGAATTACCACCTAGCCCTGATACAAATATATATTGGAGTGGTGTGTTAAACATGTATGGTCAAATTAGACCCGGTATTAGTCAAATATGGTTAGAAAATCCATATATGGATACTGAAATTGTAGGTACTATAGCACTTAACCCTCTAGATGATAGAGTATTAATATACAATATAGACCCAGATACATTACCACAAAATACTTTAGATGCAGTTGATATGGTAGTTAATCCTTTACAAAGAGGTCCAGGCGCAGGTTTAGCTACTGCTGCTATAGGTCAGCGTTATTTAATTGTTGAAAGTATCGGAGGGAATAGTTCAACTATAGCTTGGGGAAATTTAGTTGCAAATGCAAATGATATCGTTGAATACAATGGAACTAATTGGTATGTAAGTTTTGACAGCGAAACTAGCACAACCGTTCAATATGTAACAAATCTTAACACATCTGTACAATATAGATATGTTAATAGCGAAGGTGTTTGGATGAAAGCATACGAGGGTTGGTATGACCAAGGAGATTATTCTATTGTGATTTAACAGTGATAAATCATAGTATGAATACCTCCGTAGGCGTTTTTTTCTATTCCAATAAAACAAAAAGGTACTTATTTTTATTACGCAAAGATAAAAAAATTCCTAGTACTTGGGGAATACCTGGTGGTAAAGTAGAAGATGACGAAACACTATTTGATGCATTAGCAAGAGAGTGCTTAGAAGAAATTGGATACTTTCCAAAAAAACCTAAAATTATTCCTATACAAAAGTTTGTGAATAATAATTTCACATATCACACATTTTTTTGTGGAATACAAAATGAGTTTATTCCTAAATTAAATGATGAACACTGTGGTTATGCGTGGGTGGAAGAAAATCAATACCCAAAACCTTTACATCCTGGAGTGTTTAGCACTGTTAATTTTGATATAGTAAAAGAAAAATTAAAAGTTGTAACTACAAAAAAGAGGACTTAGTCCTCTTATTGTAATAGTTTACCTATTGTATTGTAACCTAAAGCACCCAAAGCAACACCAGCACCCATCATCATCCAACGCCATTTTTCAAGTGCAGCAATTTTTGATGCCATACTTTTATGTGCGTCAACATTAGAATTTTGAAAGTCCTTAATTAAATTTTGAGTGCTTTCGTTTGCTTTAGCCATGTCATCACGGATGTCCTTCAGTTCAACTTTGATCTCGTCAACTTTTTCGTCGAGATTTTTATATTGAACTTGAAGGACTGCTACTTCAGTTTCAGTTTGTGTATTAAACTTAGCAGCTAGAGCCATAATTAAGCGTTGTTAATTGTTACGATTGGGTAAGGCTGAGCACCGTAAGTATTAGCAGCATAAGCAGTATTAAATGTACCAAATGCAGGTGAACTGTTATTAATATTTGCAGTTTCATTTGGTAATGCTGTATTACCAGATGTAGCTGTAAAGATTTCTACGGTATGGTCACTTAAACTTTGAACTAAAGTGGTACTTGTGTTAGCATATGTTGCAACAATTGACATAGTATTTGGTAATAATGCTGTGTTTGCTAAATTTGCTGTATAACATGGTCCAATTAGACCTGTTGTAGTTCCTTGTACCAAATACTTTTGTTTACCTTTTTGACGAACAATAAACCCAGGTTCATTAGTAGCATATACATAAGAACTATCTGTTACATTTGCACTAGCATTTGCAGCGAATGTAGCAAAAGTTGCATTAGCGTTTGCAATGTCATCAATAAAACCTAACACTGTTCCGTCTGGTGTTGTAACAACAGTACCATCTGTCATTGTATTTGCAAAGTCAGTACCTACACCATCTAAGTTAGGGCTATCATCAGCACAAGTAATAGTTCCTGCACCTGCTACACCAATAGCAACTTGACAAAGTATTTGGGGTCCGTAAATTGCTGTGTTACCACCTACTACACTATAAGTATTTGCATTTGTCGCTGGATAACCTACACCACCATTTGGGTTGTTAAAGTAAGCATCAACTACATTAACCGAAGCTGCAACAGTTACTGGGCCTGCAGTTGCTAAATTAAACTTAGCATATGTTGGATTGGCAGATAATTGAGTAGCAGATACAGTGAAAGTATTGGCTGTAAGAACTTCAAGTATCCAATATGTAGTTCCACCAACAAGATTTCCAACATTACTTGCTGGAATAAATGACATACCTGCAATAATACCTAATGTATTTAAATTAGCACTAGTAGTTACAACTTCAGTTGTGCCGTTTGTAGCTGTGATTGTTATAACAGCTTGCGCTTTTGCGATTTTAAGAGGGCGTCCCATTTGATTTCCTTTATTTTAATGTGGGTTCTATTCCACTACGCGGCGGGAACCGCATAAACTCACCCCATGTGAGCGTATTATGTATTTAGCGTTAAAGTCAATTTTTCATCTAAGATGAAGTCACGATACAAAGGCATACAATAATTATTCTCCTATCGGAGCACCTAATTCCGTAATAGAAAATATACCAGTACCACTTACAGAAATAAATGCTAGCTTATTACCTTCACCGACAATAAAACTGTTATTTACTGTATTTGCTGGAATAATTTCACACGCACTTAAATTAGCAGTTGGATTGTTTCCTACCGCAACGGCAATTGCAGAACTTGTTGTTGAAATTCTAACCTTTTCTGTTCCTATAGCGGTTGATTGTTGACTTGATCCACTTGGTGTATATATGTATGATGCCATGTTAATTTCCTATTATGTATTTATAGTTACATTGATCATAGTGATTGCCCCGGTAACATTTGAATTTGTTGCAGTATTGTATTGCATATATGCAACACCTGCATTGCCTCCCCACTGTGATATCGTATTACTATAATCGTTGCCACTAGGGTTAGTTGATACATTACCGATCATTGTTGTAGTTGCGACTGTAGTTAATGCTGATTTAACTTCTGCTGGTGTTGCTGTTGGGTTAACTTGTAAATATAAGGCTGCAATACCAGCAACCTGAGGTGATGCCATTGAAGTTCCATTTATATTAACTTGTTTAAAATTATTGTTCCAATAATAAGGTTGACCATTTTTTGTATTAGTATTACTGCACGCACTCATAACATTCGACCCGGATGCAAAAATGTTCACGCCTGGCCCGGCTTGTGAATATGATGCCTTTTCATCGAGGGTGCTACTAAAGGTGGTAGAATCTAATGCACCCACTACAATAGCACTACCGGTAACTGTAGAATTACTAGTGCTAGGGGACGCCCCTCTCATATAGTAAGCCGATCCTGCAACAACACCATTTGCTTGATAAGTCAGATTTACATAATTACTCCAATCAGTGCCTCCCGGAATATCTATTTTTTGACTATCATTTCCGGCTGCATTGCAAACAATTATTCCAGCATCTGTCATTTGAACAATGGCAGCATTGTATGTTGCATTCCAATATGGGATAGAGTCTTGGCCGAATATTAAACCATACGGGCTTGACGGTCCGTATCCCGGACTACTAGTAGAAATTCCCCTATAATTTACACTTGTAATATTATATATTGTATATCCTGGCCAGGTTGCTCCATTCAATGGAAGTAAATATGCAAAACTCATATTAACTACAGTTGGATTTTTTACACCGGTTGATGGGTTTATGCTTTTGGCATTATGCCATGTTATAATATAATTAGCAATCTGACTCATTGTTAGACCACTATATTTTAACGAATAGATGTTAGCATTCTTTGCCCATCCATATGTTTTTCCGGCTGCGATACCCGCAACATGCGTTCCGTGCCCGTCAACATCAGTATAATAGGTTGTAGGATCAAGACCCACATACCATATATACTGATTCAATCGTGAAGTAGAATTACCTAAATACTGAAACTCCGGGTGGTTTGCTTGTATACCAGTATCAACTATAACAACATCTACATTACTACCGTCTGCTGAATAATTATAATTGGCTGAAGTTGTTGTTCCGGAACCGTATACATTAGTTAAACTACTATTTCTAATTAATCCCCAATTAACAAAATTGCCAGTAGAAGAACTAGTTTTTGTAAATGTATTAGTTTGTGTTGAATTTACTGAAATAACAATATCATCTCTATGTTCTGCTGGAATTTCAACGCCCAATACTCTAGGGTCATTTCTTAATTTTTCAGCCTCTTCATCAGTTAAAAAATAATGTGTGATTCTATCTAGTGCATCTAAATTATCTGCTATACCAATGGCCCTGTTAGGTATGTGTTCTAAACCAAGTGTGGGATTCTCTATATCATTCCATACTTGGTTATAATCAACTCCCTTTTCAAGGACAACCATATACTCTTTAAGCATATGTTGCTCCTACACTATACCATTGAGTAGAACTTGCAGCCACATAATGCAATGTTGCTTTAGTTGGATGTGTGAACCCTGCATTGGCAGATAAATCGTTAATAGTTCCACCGGATGCTGGGTACACCAATACGCTATTTGCACTAGTATTAGTAATATATACTGTCATACCGGCAACTGCTGTCGGTAATATAACACCATTTCCACTTGATGCTGTACTAACAATATTGATTGTATTACCCAATATTGTTGCTGTTCCTTGTGTTGAACCATTAGCACTTATTCCTGTTTGTACAGAGTTAATCAAATATTTTGATGTTATTAGATTAGCACCTGTAATATTTCCAGTTGCAGTAAGTACACCACCGTTAACAATTCTAACTGCTACTGACGGACTTAAATCTAAGTTAGTAGCTGATGAAATTGTAGGTGTCCCTGCGCCAGCACCAACAAAGTTTGCGGCAGTCACATTATTAGACGCTGTTATATTACCTGAACTTATATTACCAGTAGTAGTAATTGTATTACTACCATAACTAGCTAAGAATGCGGCAACATTACTATTACTATATGTTCCGGAAAAACTTAAAGGAGAACCATTAGCATAATAGTAATTATCAGTTTTTATACCACCTGTTGTTGTATTTGCTGTCACTGTCAAACTTGACAATGTACCAACTGATGTAATATTTGGTTGCGCTGCTGTTGTTACTGTACCTGCTGTGGTAGCACTTACTGCTGAGGTTGCATTTGGTACAGTACCAGTTACATTAGCGCCAGGTATACTTGTAAGGCCAGTAGCAGCGCCATAATGCGTACCAGTTAAATTAGCTCCTGATATATTACCCGTTACAGTTAATGAAGTTAAAGTCCCAACCGATGTGATGTTTGGTTGAGCCGCAGTTGTTACTGTTCCAGCTGTAGTAGCTGTAATTGCTGAATTAGCAGTACCAAAAAAGTTACCTACTATATTTCCAGATATTGTTACTGAAGTTGTATTTGCACTTATTGTTTGACTACCAATATAAATTGTACTGTTAGCCAAATACAAGTCATTAAATCTATTTGTATTATTACCTAGATTGTATGTTATATTAGCACTTGGTGTTATGTTACCTGCAACTACAAGTCCTGTTAATGTTCCAACGCTTGTAATATTTGGTTGTGCTGCCGTTGTTACCGTACCAGCAGTTGTCGCACTATTTGCTGTACCATAGAAGTTACCAGTAAAATAATTTGCTACGACTGCATTACCTAAGTTAGCACTGTTTGCTGTAATATACCCTGTAAGTGTTAATAAAACATTAGAAGTATTACTTTGGTCATATGTTAGATAACTTGTTCCATCTAAGTTACCCCCCTTGTTAAATTGTAGCTGTGTATTTGCTCCACCTGGTGTAGAAGGTCCACCTCCACCTAGCTGAGATGTAGCTACACCTGTGCTTGCTTTTAATGTTGTACCTGCTGAAACTGTTTGCGATATATTTACAGTATAAGTACCATTTGCACCTACTCCTGTAATTCTTGTTCCGTTCGTTACCCCTGTACCTGTAATATATTGACCTATTGCTAAAGTGCCTGTAGTAACTGAGGATACTGCCATTGTTGTACCAGATATAGATCCTAATACCAAAGCACCATATCCTAAGTTAGTACCAACTGCGGCAGTTGTTCTACCAACATCAGTATACAACTCTACATTACCTGTTGTTGGGAAATCAACTGCTAATGTTAAGTAAAAAGTTTGACTATTTACAATTGTATTAGCATTAGCACCA